TACCCTGCCGATGAGTATCACAAGACCCGTGATGGAGCGATAGGAGCTGATCTGTGGCGCCGAGATTCGTCGACAAGAATGGGCTCATCGTTGCCAAACCAGGACATCTTCCGGCGCCGATCGTAGGTCAGAAGAAGTCGCTGCCGGATCCTGTTGTTGATCCAGTTACAGGCGAACGAAAGATCCCGCGTCGCTCGCTGAAAGAGATCGTTGCCGAGCGGAAATACTTGGCAGAAGCTGTAGAGGTTGGCAACTTCGCGCGCGAGACGTTGCTACGCTATCGTGGCGAGCAAGACTGGATCGAGCAAGTCGTCGATGTCGTTACGTTAGCTATGCACAACTCTGTGCGACAGTTGGCTGCGTCAGCTGTAAATGGTAACTCGTATGGATTCAAGGATGGTGCAGAGTATGTCATGCCTGCGCGAACAAAGGATGAAATCATTGCTTCTCAGAATGAAGTTGCGAGTTCAAGAAACGTGGCTTCGAATGAAGAGGCGTTGGATCCAATTGAATCGCCGGAGGAAGTTTCGCAGCAACCTAGCCAGCCTGTGAAGAAGTCTGGTGGATGGCTGGTATGAAGATAGCTATCGCTGACGATTCAGCGCTCGTCTATTCAGACGACTATCGATCTGGATGGGTCAATGGATTCAGGGGTATTGATTGTGAAGTCCAGGTATTCGACATCGGTAAGCTGCGACGGTCGCAGCATCGTTTTGCGCGCTATCGTGTAACGACGACAGTGACTGGACTGGGTCGCATGATCGCGACGAATATCGCGTCATGGAAGCCTGACCTTGTCTGGTGTCATCACGGTCGTGCAGCCTCTGATTCTAGCTTCATTATGACGCTGAAGAAGCATGGTATACCGACTGCTGTGTATCTATGCGATGAGCCATACGAGTCAGGCGAGACAGCGCTATACTCGCCGATGTTTGACTATGTGTTCTCGATGGATCTCTGCACGCTAGACTTGCATCGTCGCGCGCATGACAGGCCGGACCGCGTTTTCTATCTTCCTCCGGCGGCAGATGTCGGAGTGTTCAAGCAGTATCCGTATTTCAGCAAAGAAGAGAAGCTTGTGCGTGCGCACAAGTCATTCTTTCTTGGCAACGGTGATTTGATTCCACGCAGAGATTGGTTGGAGCCGCTTGAACGAGTTTTGAACAACGTTGACATACGCTACTTTCCGCATCGTCAGCCGATGGGTAGGCCGGTAGCGAAGGGGCAAGCTAAGTGGGTTGGTCCAAACGATCATCCGAAATTGTATAGTGATTGTGTTGTCGGACTGAATGTTCATCGCAGTCCATGGATAACTAAGAAGTGTTTTGATGAGCGATGTAGGGTCAGGAGGATACCATTGCCACGAGGCATGGGCCTATGTCAGAAGATGCCAGAGAAGGAAGGCACCGGGTTTTGGAACGACGCCAACTTACCAGCGAGTCATGTAAACCCGCGATTCTTCGAAATGGCAGCATGCGGCACGTTGGTGGTGAGTGACGCAAGTCGGCCAGAGCTGGCTCGGATGTTTCCGATGGCGCCTCGCGCTGATGATCCAGCGCACTTCATCGAGTTAGTGTCGTATTACATGGATCATGTCGACGAAGCTGAAGAGATTGGGAAGCGATGTTCAATGCTAGTTTCGAGGCGGCACAGTTACCAACACCGCGCGTGCGAGGCACTGATCCGAGCTGGCTTCAAGGAATCGCGCGCGGGCAACCTGCCTACATTCTTGGGGGTGCCGGAGGATTGGTTGAATCCTCAGGACTTGAATGCGCGCGAGGTAATATTGTCATCGGAACAAACTGGACGCTTAGGGCGTTGGTCCCCACAATATGGCATGTCGTTGATCTTGCCGTCTGGAGATCCGAGCGAGGCAATGTCGATCGATGTGCCAAATCAATGGTCATAGTTGCCAACAAGCACATCTTTGGTGGCGGCCCGTATTCGTCAGCTGGTGGGAAGCAGTTGAGAATAGTTGGGCAACAGCAAAGACAGATCGCTGAGATATCTGTTGCGCCTGTTTCTGGCGGTGTTCGCGACAAGAATGGATTGATGAGGAAGCCGAAGATTGATCCGTATCTTCCACAGCACATCACTCATCCATACCATCCGGGCGGCAACTCGGTGTGCTATACTATTCAGACAGCACATCTAATGGGCTGTGATCCTATCTATCTACTTGGATTCACTCTCCAGAATGGATCCAACTATTTTTTCGGCAGGACAAATCCGGTGACAAAGCGGCACAGCCTCTACGACCAGGACCGTGCGCTTTCGTGGTTGACGTGGTATCGTTCGGCCTTCCCTGGCCGAGCACGGCTCTGGCCCGGCTGGACAGGGCCAATCTACGACGTTCTGGAGACGGCCGATGAAGCTCAGCTTCGATCACGACACCAACCAGACCCGCACGGTGGGGATGCCGTTGCAGAAAAATCTGTTTGATAGTTTCGATGAAATCGATCCGTTCACACAGATGTCAAGCAATCCTGCAAAGCTTGAGCGTTGCGTGAAGCATGTGAAAGCCAAGGGTGGCGTCGATAACGCGTGGGCTGTTTGCAACGCGAGTCTGAACAAGAAACATGGCTGATCGCGGCCTTCCAGGCGTTGCATTAGGCGCCGGCTCACCACCGAATCCACGCAGCGATTCGTTTCCGTCGCGTGGGATGGGAGCGTATTCGAAGAGGAAGGGGACTGATCCGACATACGGGCCATACACGCTGAAAGAAGATGCATTCGATCAGCAAACCAATATTGAGAAGACTGCTAGGTTATATACGGAGAGTGTTGGATACAAGAACATGGCCGGCGACAAGTTTGTCGCAGAGCAGGCCAAGGCAGCGGTGCAATCATCGCTGAAGGATGTCTTCAATGTTCTTGAGTTCCTACGCAACAAGTGGCTGATCCTATATCGATTGTATCGCGGTGAATCGCTTGACACGTTTGCATACGGTCGAGCAAGATTGCATTCGCCGGAGCCATTCAAAATCGTTGAGACGCTGCATCCTAAGGTGATGCGAGCGATCTTTGGGAATGAGAGATGGTTCCGGCTCTACGCTGAAGAGTCCGAGCATGATCCGAATGCAAAGGCTCAAGAAAGTCTTTGTAGAGATCAGCTCAGAACAGCTCGCTATCGGCAGAAGGCGAGCAAGTTTGTCAGGGCAGGAATCACCTACGGGACAGCGATTCAGAAAACATATTGGGATCAGCAGATTGAGGAGAGATGCTATCGAACAGGCAAGCGAGTTCCTGATCCGAAGTTTCCAGGTGCGTCGAAGGTTGAGCTGAAAGAAGTCAAGCGAACAGAACTCATCAAGGATGGAAACACTGTTGAGAATGTTTCCATCTTCGATTTTATGACGTCGCCGAATGCTGCATCGATTGACGATGCAGAATGGTGTCTAGACCGTAGTGGATGGCCGGACTGGAAGGTCAAGCAGATGTGCGAGCTTGGCCACTGGATCAATTGCGAGCCGTTGCGTGACCATACAGGAACCACTACAACAACTTTTGGAGACGAGTTCAAGGAACGAAAGTCATATTCTTATGGCGTATTCGATCCTCGCGATGCATCGTGGGCTCCACATATACCACACTATCAGGTCATCGACTGGTGGGGACCACTGGTTATCAGAGCTGATAACGGTTCATATGAGACACGAATTTGCAATGTCGTGCTCATCGAGCCCTATGGACCGAGCATTGTTGCTCGCGTAACCATCAATCCATACTGGCATGGCAAGAAGCCTTACCAAGCATGGCGGCCAATCGACATCGAGGAGGAGTTCTACGGTGTATCTCCGTTGGAGATGATCGCGCGCATGTCTATGGAGAAGGACATGAAGCGCAACCTGTTGATGGCTGCGACTCAGCTGGAGGCAAACCCGATGTGGCTCGTGTCAGACGATGCCAACATTCCAGCCGGTCAGCTGATCTTGCAGCCTGGCGCGTGCATCCGTGTTCCGGACGTCGCAACTTCAATAGCTCCGCTGCACATGCCGCAGACAAGCGATGCTGCATTGAAGGCGGAAAACGTTCTGACGCGCGACATTCGCGAGACTGCTGGAACAACCTCCCCGACGATGGGGGCTGCCGACCCATTTGGCGGAGCTGGCAAGACAGCCACTGAGCACATGGCTGACATCGACGAGGGCAACATGCGCCTCGTGCCGATGATCGAAAACTTCGAGCAGCATGTTATCGTGCCAATGTTCGATCAGATGACATGGAACAACCAACAATTCATGTCATATCCGCGCGTAGTGCGTGACGTCGGCCCGGTTGGATTCAGGTTCCATGACCGTTACGAGATCAGGCCAGAAGACCTGATTGGCCGCTTCATGTGCCAGCCGCTTGTTTCGCAGAAGATCACTGTGAAGCAGACGATGGTGCAGCAGCTTGTCAACATTCTTGACCGCGCCCCAATCATCAACCAGATGTATGGACCGCAAGCCGTCAAGATGCCTAAGTTGCTTGCGATGATTCTGGAGATTGGCTTCGACATCCGCAACGTCGACGAGTTCATCACTGTTCCGCCGGAAGAGGCTGGTCTGCTGACAGCTATCGAGGAACACGAACTCTGGTATCATGGCAACGTTCCGCCGCGTAAGCCTGACGACAATGACATGCGTCATGTTTTGGCGCACATGCAGGAGTTCGGGTCAGAGCGGTTTGCTGAGCTGGAGAGTCGGTCTCCGGGGACGGCTGCACGCGCCAGAGCGCATGCAGCCGAACACATGCGCAAGATCGCTCTCCTACAAGAGCAACAAGAAGGCATGATGATGCAAGTCGCTCAGGTCGCAGCGATGCAAGGCTTGGGTGGTGGTTCTCCGGCGGGAGCGGCCGAGCCAGGCAAGGAGCCAGGCTCGCCTAAGGTGCGTCGCAACGAGCAAGAGCGTGGCGAAGGCAATGGCGAGCCGCAGTCTG